TGTTACATTGCTCATAAGTTTAATTTTTCTGCTCTCCTTATAGCTGGTATAATGTGGTCTACTACTGTTTCATCTACCAATGGTGCAGATATATTTATTGTGATGTTGTTTCCATTACTTGTAGGACTTGGTAATGGTGTTACATCAATTCGTTCCATACCACTTGCATTATCTCCTACTACTACTCCATTTCCAATAGGTAGGGTTGTTCTACCTTTTGTTACAAAACTACCACCAGTTGCAAAAGAAGGAAGTTTGCTAAAGACTTTATCTATCATAGCTCCTGCACCTGCAGCTATAGCAATATTTAATGGAAATGGTAAGTCCATAATACTTGAAATTAATTTACCTTGTGCTTCTACCATTTCTGCTTGTATTGTTGCTCTTACTGCATCTTTTGCAGATTGTCCTGACAATAATGCCATTTGTAGATTGTTTTGTATTCTTTGTTGATATGCTTCATCTTCTAATTTTTGCAAAAATTTGATATTCTTTTCTTGTTCTTTTGCATACTTATTATCCAATTCAATTAAATGACTATAAGTTTCATCTGCTACATCCATATCAGGTAAAATATCATCTTCATCATCTGTTAATAATGGTATATCAGGTCTTTCAGGTGTAGGCAAAGGTTGTAATGTTCTTTGTTGTCCACCTGTTAAAGGTAATGCTTTTTTAAGTTCTTCATTTCTTAAAATTAATCTTTCTGTTTTTTCAATTAATCTTGTGAAAAAATTAGCAGTAACCTCAACTTCATCTTGTAATGTTTTTCCGATAGTTCCTTGTAAATTTTCAAATGCAGATGATAAAGCTAATGTAGCATCAGTAGCATCTAATTCTTCATCTCCAAGTTGTGCTACCTTTTCTGCAGTAGATTGTAATGCTGCTTGGACAAATGCTTGTTTTCTTTCGTTTTCATCTAAATCTTTTACTGCTTTACCATTTGCTTCTGCAAACTTTTGATAAGCTAAGTTCGTATCTAACACAATACCAAGATTATCTAACATAAGTTTGGATTGACGACCGATACCAGTTGTTAAACTCTCAATACCAAATAATGCATCTTGTCCTACTGCTTTAGCAAGTCTTTGTGCATTGTCAATTAATTCTGCAAAAGCATCATCATTTTCTACAATACCAAGCAACATAGCATTATTTGCTTGAATCATAAGATCAACATCTGACACAGTACCATCAGTAGCTTTTCTAAACTTTGCTAATGATTCGTCATTGAAATTGACTGCTTTACCAAGATTTCTAAAACTTCGTTCAAGTGATATGGTTTGTGAACCTAATCTTATAGCAGAAGCAGTAAAATTCGCTATTGCCTGAACACTAAATGCTGCAGCTATTGCACCACCCATCGCAGCAAAACTTTTCTTTAATCCATCATTTTGCTTCTTTATATCTTTTTGTTCTTTTTCTACTTGATTTAATGCTTTTACAGCTTTTCTAACTTCGGCTTGAACTAATAATCTTATTTTTTTATCTGCCATTCTTTTCTACCTCATACTCTCTTATGGAGTTTAGTTCGTTATCTATAATTAAAAAATTGTCTACAATAAATGAATCTGCTTCATGTAAACTTCTTGCTATCGGAATATTAAGATTCTTACTCATCTTATATTCTTTTATGGTTTCCCCTATCCAATCCTGGTAAAGACATCTTGGATTGCAAAAAAGAGGTAATATAAAATATAGGTTTCTACCCATAGAAAATTTAGAATCTTGAAACTTGTCAAACACTCTATCAATTTCCAATAATACATCTTCCTGATCCTTATATGTCTTTACTTTATTAGTGATTGGACTTTGCCTTTTATAAGGAAACTCTTTGTCGAAGTGTGGATAACCATAGTGGCTAAACCACACATACGACGACAAAGCCATTAGCCTTTTTTTGAAACATCTAAATATTCAGTTAGACATTTCGAAAGCAAAGCATCAATTTCACCCATTGTTAAGGGCTTATCTTTAGCAACATAATTACTTTCTGATAAGCCACTTATCTTTTCTACAAACGAAAGACAATCATAGAACTTTTCGGTATCTACTTTACCAGTAGAATCTAAAGCCATCATTCTCATTTTTTGTAGTTCTCGTTTTTCTTTATAAGTAGGATTGTTTATTTCCCACTCTTTATCGAACATTTTTACCTTCATGTTTTACTCCTTTACCAACTTGAATTAGTTATTGCATCACAAAATTCAAACTTGAATGCTGTACCACTTGCTGCACCACTTGCAGTAGGTTGTACTACTTTAAATGGAATTGTGATTATAGCACCTGTGTCTGCATTTAGATCATAATTCACAGCAGTTGAATATACTTCTGCTGTAATATTCATTTCTCCTACACTTGATACTGTACCATCACCTTGTTGTAGTGTTAATGTAGCAGTATCTCCATCTAAGAAGTCCTGTAATACATTATTAGCACTATCATTGTAGTTACCATCATACATAAATGATATTTCACCAGTAATGTTTACTGATGGAACACCAAATGCATAGGCTTCTGCATCACCATTAGCATCTCTACCTACTCTTGCAACATTGTTTTCAAAAGTAAATGATACTGCTGTAATAATAGCATCAGTTGCAGATCCATTAACATCAAATTGTTTTGTATCAAAATATGATTCAATTTGTGTTGGTGATGTACTCATTAGTGTTGGTTCTCCACTATTAGCAGATAATGTTTGTCCAACTTTGAATCCTGTTGAACTTGCAAAACCTGAATAGAAAGTACCATTCAATAGTAATCTACCATCAGTCATATCAAAGTTCATTGTTAGTGATTGTAAAGTACCACTTGTGATGATTTTATCTTCGCCTGATGCAGGTCCATATAACCCAATATCAAATAAACTTGGGATACCAGCACTTGAAGCACTCGCACTTGAACTTAAATCAGGTCTTGATAAAGCTGCACTTGATGATGCTTCAATAGTGTGAACATAAGGATTTGAACCTGTTTCACTATGGTCTTGTAATACATTAGCCAATAATCTTACAAGCCCTGCTCTTTCTGCAGGAACTTCAAAATCAAGTGTTACAAATCCACCTTTTCTTGTTCTAAACTGGTCAAAGTCAGTTTCAATCATACCTGCATTGTTGCTTCGTATCTCCCCTGATTCTACAAGATTGAGGACTGGGGCAGATACATTAAT